GATCTCGAGATAATCCTCGAAACCGAGCTCTGAAAAACTGGATGGTTTCAACGATTTAATGAACTCCGGACAGAACGCTGTCATGAAAGCCTCGATGTCGATCATCAGCAGGGCTTCATCTGAAGCCACCATCGCATTGCGATACATCTGGCCATACGTCCCACCGCTTAGAGCAGTTCGCATTTTCCACATGTCCACTAAAGATCCGATACGGAGATCAACTGTTTTGAACGTTTTGCCTTTTACTACGAACGAAAAATTTTCCACTTGTTACGATTTATGAGGTTGATAATTAAATTGCAAGGATGACGGGAGTGGTGTACTCTCCACTTTGCGAAAATCCGCTTATCTGGTTTTCATCAAAAGACCAGCTTGTATTGTCCAGCGAGATGTCCTTGATCGTGCAGAGCACGTTATTCTTCGTCGCTGTGACAACATTGTTGGTCACTGTTAATACATCCTTCTTGTAGACAGTGATGTCGATAGGGATCGCAAGGAGCGTCTTTGTGTCTTTGTACTGCTGGATAGACTGGACCTCGCGATTATCCAATCCCGGCAGACCGGTCTTAGACAGGTCGATCAGATAGAAGTCGCAGCTCCAAGTGCAGGTGATAGCGAGCACAGGCCGTTCTTTTTTTGTTATCTCACCAAGTCCCATCACTGAACCATGCTGCTGCGATTCAGTGATACGAAGGTTCTTTATATATCCAATCGCAACTCCATTCGACTTGATGATTGCGCGAGCGGCTGTCATTATTGCTTGCTGTGCGGCCATATCTTTATTCTTTAGAAATTACTTTACTGTGTCAGAATTATAAATAGAGGCGTCCTGTGAAGAAGATGCTCTTGATCTCGGTGTTCGGCGAAGCTTCATAGTCGACAAAGATGACGTCCTCAACTGTAGTAGCAGTCACATTACGATAATCTACAATGAGAGTACCAAGCCTGCGCTGCAGATAAGTCTTTGTCCACTCAACTGCGTCCTCTTCGGTAAGCGATGTGCGGTTGACACCTGCAGGATCTGACATAAGATCCAGCTTCGAGTTGACGATCAGTTCTTTGTTCAGCTGAGACTTGATACGCTCGATCTGGATGAGGTGTGATGTGCCATCGGGATTGAGGACGAAGTCGCTGTTCTGCAGAGTGTTCACATCGTGCAGGCAGATGAACTTACCGAAATCGTCATCGAACACTGTTGCTAATACTCCAGCGCTGTCGGCTTTCAGTTTGCTCTTGTCGTTGAGCTTGTCAACCAGACCGTCCATATTGAGAGACTTGTAGGTGATCGGCACCCAGGGAGCTAATCCGAGGATGCGGCCGGCGTAGAATGCTGCATGAAAGAAAGGATCCCAGATGCGGAATCCACTGGCGGCCATGCGGCTAGTCAGCTTGATGCCTCCGTGGACTACGTTCACCTTCTCGTTGTCGAATGTCTCGGCATAGCCGATGGTCGTTGCGAGAGTGTCATTGTGACCAGCGATCAACAGATATTTGTCGTACTTGGCATCTACAGTGATGTGGTCGACGATGAGCATGATATCGGTGTCAGTCGAGGGATTTGCTGTCGAGCTCGTTGTGAGGATATAATTGTAATTGAGATCTTTGATGGCGTCCAGTGCGTCGTCCAGTGAATCGTAAGTGGCTGTACCGCCCGTCGAGGGCTGGTAGCCCACCAGATTGGTGATGTCTGCAGCTGTCACTGTTCCGAGACCAGTCTTTGCAGATGTAGCATCGATGACGAAGTACTGTCCGAAAGATCCGTCGGAAACAGCCCAATCGATCAGCGTCTGGATATTGTTAAACTCAGGAGATTGAGCAACGAGAACTGGGCGAGTATCGGCGATATATACTTCATCGTAAGGGATGAGGTCTGAGTACAATCCTTTGTACGTTCCTCTCCAGAGTTTGTAGATCCATTTGCTGGTGTCGATGACGCCAGTCTCGATCGTGTAAGCGTATCCTGAGATGAGATTGGTCGATGTAACACCGCCTGTGAAGATAGCAGTTGTTGCTGTAGCGGTTCCTGTCACTGTGATTGAAGGTGTGATCGAATTAGCTGCAAGACCGAGCCCTTTAGGAGCTTTAAATGTAACAGTAGGTGAAGTCGAAGATACTACTTCACAAAGTGCGCGTACTGTCATATTTGCTGCGAGACCAGCAACTACAGTTGCGATTGAATCGCTCGATGCATTGGTGTATTCTGCTACTGTGACGCCAGATACTTTCAGAGTGATCTTGTCGCCAGTAGATCCTGCAGACGTTACTGTGATATGTGACTGAGCTCTCGTCTCGTTGGAAAGACCATTGGCTTCAGTTGATTCGTCGTGAGTCTTGATCTTGAATGTTCCCCCTGCTGCTCCTCCGCCTGTGGCGGTGAACGTCATGATCGAAGGGGTTGTAGTGGCTGGCTTGATCACATGGATCTCACTGACGCCGTTTCCTCTTCCATCTGGATTGAAAAGAGCTTCGGCTGCTTTCCACCACCAGTTGCCTCCTACGAAGTCCCTGAACTCAGAGATATCGGTCATCTTGTAGATGGCATCTTTGCCAAAAGCAAGCGTTCCATTTACTCCTGCGCCGCCGAGCATACCTGTCCCAGCCAATGTAGCATTGAGATCTGGGTTGTCGATGATGAGCAATTTACCATAATCGAGCTCGCGAGGAGGATTGTTCTGGCCGGAGATAATGCGTGAATATGTTCCAGGGAGCTGGATTATCTTGTTGCCGAATCTTACTTTTGTTGCCATGTATGTGCTTATTTCAGTATCGAAATCTGGAGCTATAAAATTATACAATACGAGTCAATAAAAAAAATTATTTCAGAAGACGTTCACTCTTAAGGATCTCCTCCCAAGCTGAGATTGTCATATTATCCCCTTCATGCTTCTGGAATGTGACACGGCGATAACGCTCGGTGATCTTGAAATGATTGCACGCTTGGAAACAATTGATTGTAGGCTCGGTTGCTTCCTCTTCTCTTTTTTGCTTTGCCATGATATATAAATTTATGAGATTACTATTGTGATAGTGTTCGACGTAGCAGGACTCTGCAGATACTGCAGGCTGCTATATAATTTACAATACACTGTGTAAGTTCCGGGAGTCTCGAAGATCATTGTTGTTGTGGGGTCTATCCCTTCAGCCATGACATCGTTCACGAACCATTCGTATGATGGCGTATCGCCTCCGTTTGTAGGTGTTGCAAGGAACGATATGACATCTCCTGTCTCTCCTGTTGTAGCATTCGATGTCAATACTACTGATACGACTGGCGTCTCTGGCTTCATGCCATCGGCATAAAGCTTTCCATCGAACTGGATGTCAGAAGCTCTACGCTTCGATGTCAATGAATGGACGATCTTCTTGTTCTGCAGCGTTATTCCAATAGCGCGGTAGTAGATCAGATACGGGATGATGTCTTGGTTCGGCATCAACTGCTTGCCAGAGAACTCGAACTTATCGAAGTTATATGCCAACGTATCTGCGCCAGCGATCAACAATCCATCGAGAAATTCGTACAGCATCACGACTTCCAATGAATTTCCTCCTGTGACTATCAACTCGTACTGGCCGACGAACGATCTTGCGTATAGATTTACGTTGTGATCGTCGATAACCTCTATGCCCATATAACCTGTGTTCAGAGTATTATCGCCGCCCTGAACCGTCTCAGATGGATAATGTATGTGGAAAGTAGGTAGGTTGGCTCTCTCTTTGTCGAACATGAGTCTGACCTCGAGCTTCTGACGATCGTCGTCTCCTTTCTCGATGAGATGCTTTAACTGAGTATAGAAGTTGGTGTCATCCAACGTAATGCCGCCGAACTCAAGATACAGCCACGACTCGTTAGGAGTCAGAACGTTGTTTATCAGATCTTGACGTACGAACTCCAGAAGAGCCGATACTGTGTCTTTTATCTTTACGATATCTATATTCATCATCCGAATTTTACGTCCAGCCAATCCTGAACTGCATTGTCCACAGCCTCAGCCAATTTCGATGACTGTAAGGCTTTATCCATGAAATTACGAGCTCCGAATCCGGGATGGATCCAAGCTTGCTCGTCTGATTTGTCGCTCACGCGGCGGAATGTGAAATATCCGCCTCTCTTCTCCGACAGTGTCGAGCTCATGTTCTTCCGGCTCATCCCAGCGTAGATAGGAGCTTTATGTTTGTAGGTGATTATCGGTCCCGTCTGCAGAGATATCTGATGAGTCTTCGACTCGTTCTCTCCCTCGGGCAATTGCTGTACTCCGATCGTCTCTCCTTGCTTCATCAGGTCGATCACCGATACTTCCATCCCTGGCACCATCATCTGCATGATAGCCTCTGAGCTACCATGGCGGAATGGCACTGTAAGATACCATCCTCCATCTTTCTTCTGGTGCCGCTTTGAGCTGTTCTCAAAACCAGACTTCATGTCAAACATCGTAGCCCCAGTCTCGATCATCAGAGCCAGTTTGCTGTCACGAGAGTTCATCCCTATGACAGCAGTTCTTGAGTCAGGCCTGTCAGTGTAGATACTCCGCTTATACTCGTCACGAGTCGAGTTCAATCCGCTATCGATCAAATGCTCCCATTGAGTCATGAACTCATCTACTGTCCTGTCTAATACGTAGTCGGCCAACGAATCTATGTCAGCTTTCTGAATATTGAACTCAGCTAGAGTGTCCGATATGTCGATAGCGAAATTCAGCACTGTTACTCGGCGTTTGTTGCGTCCTCGCTCTTCTCGAAGTAGCTGTATGCTATTGCGAGAGCCTGATCTTTGTCTGTTACTACTTCACCACTACCGCTCTTGAGCTTCCCTTCTGAGAACTCTTTCATCACTTTGGCGATCTTCTCTTTCTTCTCGTCTTCGGTCCAAGCCTTCTGGATCTTGTTTCCCTCAGGAGCTGTCATAGAAGCTACTGCTCCTGTAGCACTCATGTCGCTCTTCTCAATGTCGTTCTCAGCAGGTTCGAACTCATCGAAAGCAGATTTCTCGATCTTTCCTTCTTCTTCACGAATAGGAGACTGGTGACGAACGGCGCCGATCACTTGAATCTTATCTCTGAGCTGCTGCTCTCTTATTTTTGTCCTGAGGTCCATGATTGAGTGTTATTATAAGTACGAATTATCTTGAATGTTTGTTCCTTCATAATCAGTAGCTTTTCCCATCTCGTAC